AAAGGGTGATGCCCCCAATTTGGTTTGGATCAATTGCTAAGATGTTTCAAATCATCACAGGGACCAAATTAGACTTTGATAAGATAGCATCTAATGATGAGTCTTATATGAATAAATATAAAGAAGCTATAAATAGCGCTACTACATATGCTGATAACAAATCAGTGTTGGCGGGTGCTACTGATAATGCTTATATGGGTATTCTTAAAGGAACATCAAAGCCTAATCAAAGTGCTCTGTTAAAAGCATTTAATAACTTCAACAACTTTATGACTCGATTTGCTATATACGAATACACCACGGCAAGAACGGGTGTTTACGCAATGGTTGGTAACGGGAGCATTTCTAAGAAACAAGGTGCCGCTTTATTAGCAGGTGTTACTACAAGGATGGTAGTGTACACTATGTTAGTACAAACTTTAGGAGCATTACTACTGTCTATGCTTTCAGATGAACCACCTGAAGAAGATGAGAAATCATTTATGCAAAAGTTTGGTCAATCTCTTACTTCTTCAGTCTTAGGTCTTTTTGTTGGAAGAGATTTTGGTAACGCTACAAAAACAATTTTAAATTATGGTTTAGAAGGAATGAATGAGAAATTTTTAACAGCATTACGTGAAGGTGAATACGACCCATACAAAGATGCTATAGCTTACTCTATTATTCCTAAAGAAAAGAAAGGTCAAAAAACAAATCTATCTGATTACATAACAGTAATGGGTGGTTCTATGGGACCTGCATTAAAGACTTTAGATTTAGCAATTACAAAAGCTACAGAAAATCCTAAGCAACAACCTAACGCAATTGAAAGACAAAAGTCTGAGATTGAATCTCGTCTTCCTTTAGAAATATTAGGGAACTTAGGTTACATTCCTTTGTATAAAGACGTTAGAAAAGTTGTTATATCTAATATTTATAGTAGCTTAAAAGAAGAAAAGAAATCTAATGAAATAAAACAAGAAGAAAAACAATCTGAGCAACAAGAAAAGATTAGTGCTCTTAAAACTATCATCGAGGAATCTAACGATGAAGCTGTCATTAAACAAGCTAAAGAAAAAATTAATAAGTTAGATGGTAGTACAGAACAGAAGAACGCAATTAAGCAAGAGAACTCTCAAGATAGAAAAGCTAAAGAAAAGTTATTAGTTGACCCTGATACGGGTGAAGAGTATGATAATGAATCAGACTTAAAAAGATATAATAGAAATCTTTGGGAGCAAAATTTTGGTGAGGGGTCTGCTTGGTACGAAAGTCATAAGGAAGAGAAAGAAGCAGAAAGTCTTTTAAATAAAAAACTTCAAGAAATAAAAGACAGGGAGATGAACTATACAGGGAAAAACTCTGACGGTAGCGTAAAAAGATTTGGAGCAAGTGGTACAAAGAAAGCTCAAAGGTTTGGTTCGAGTAGTAAAGGTAGTAAGGTTAGAAGATTTGGCTCTTAGGTAAATCGTATATACTTCAACGCTTTTTGTTTATCGTAATAAACCATTAGCTCAGCATCATTATAGGAACCTACACGTGGGGCACGTCCGCCCCACTTGGCTTCCCCTATTAATTTATTTGCCTTGCCGTAGATGATACCATCCTCACAACACCATATTATAACGGGCATAATGCGCTTGTCTATTAGCTTCACAATTTTTTTAGCAGAGATTGGAAGCGGATACGCCATTCTCATAGACCTTAGTCTGCCCTTTACTTCTACGTAAGCAATAAGTTTGCCTTCCTTATCAAATACTTTGTAGTCAATATCAAGTGGGTCAAGTTTCTTATATGAACCTCCAAACATTTTTACAAATAATTCAATTGCCTTCTTCTCTCTAATTAAGTCTTGCTCTGTCTCAAAAATCGTCATCGTCCACTGATTTAATAATACCCTTTAGTTCAGTAATAATACTTCTAATATCATTCTTTACTGCATCAAACTCTCTGTCTACTAATTTTTCGTAGACAACGGTCAACGTCTTATGACAGCTGTCTATGCTGAAGAAGATTCTAAACGCTCTGTCGTTCTCCTCCTTAAAGTTTTCTTTACTCATTTCATTTTTGTATAGTATTAAACATTGCATTTATTCTTTTTAACACCTCTCGTTCTTTACCTGAATCAGTCCGTTTACTTATTAATAATATAATTTCTTCAAGTCTTTTATATTTATCATAAAATGCTTCATATTTATGTGAATTTCTTGTTATATTATGAATTTTTTTCTTTAAAAGATAAACTTCATCCTTATAATGATTTCTGTTTATTTGTTCTAATAAAAAATCACTGTCTTTAAAAAATTCATCTTGGCATTTATAATATTGATGTTTAAACTGACTTTCTTCAATCACCAAAGCGTTTAAAGCTCTTACATAATATATAATAGTTGAATGGTCTCTTATCATTGCCTTCCCAATAGATTTGTAAGTATGACCTTTTTCGTGCAGTAACTTTGCACATATTAATCTACCACAAACAATCTCATTATTTCTTTTTCTACTAAAAATATCTACATCTAATCTTTCTGTAATAATTTTTACTATTAAACCTAAATCTGTATCTATACTTAAAACTTGTTCCATTTTATTTAATTTAATTTAATTTATCCTTTAAACACTTCTACCTTTATCCCGTAAGATTCTAATTCTTTTATTCTATACTCCTGTAACTTTGATAGCTTTCCATCAGGTTTCTTTACTTCGCTGAAGAGTACGTCTGAGTCACGTGGTATTGCTATCAAGTCAGGTATACCATTCTTATTGGTCTTCATTAACTTAATAACGTAGTACCCCTGCTCTTCAAGCTCTTTTATTCTTCTTGTTTGTATCTGTTGCTCTGTCATAGTTATGTTTCTCGGTGGCAATGTAATCAACTAATACTTTAAGTTGCTCACTTGCAAGTAATGACTTACATTTCTTAATGTCATTAAAGTAAGTGGTGCTGTCCTCTCTTGTGAATGCGTTCCATAAGTTGGTGTGCTCATTGTAATGGAACAAGTAATCTGTTAAACTTGTCATAATAATAATTTTTTAAAATGTGAAACTGTATAATCTTTTTTCTTTGTTACTGCTTTATAGATGTCATATTCAATACCATCCTTGGCGAATACCCAATACACGTCATTCTCAAGACGTTCTTTTGTGGTCATTCGGTCTTTACTCTGCCAATAGCTTGTTGCGCTAAAGTCAATGTTATAATAAACAAGACACGATGCTTGCCTTAAAGATATGCCTTCTCTTCCTGATATAATCTGTAAAGCTATACTTTTGTCTGTGTCTTCAAAGACACTAAGCTCCGTTGTTAGCTCATCACCGAATGCATCCTTTAGCGCATTAAGTTCTTCTTTAAACTTATAGAAGATACCAATCTTCTTACCTTTAAAATGTGAATGGATAAATTCTGCCTTGGTATTATCTATTACCATAGACTTACCACTCTCAAACTTCACCGTCCCTGAATATAATTGGTGTAGCTTGCTCATCAACTTCACTGCTGTGTCAGCTAATATCGACTCCTCCTTACCCTCTATTACTAAATCTTTTTTAAGTCTTTTGATTAACTCGTACGTAGACTGCTTCAACTCTACCTGTAAAACATTCTCTGTCGTTACAACTTTAAACCCTGCGTCAGCCTGCGTGTAGTTTATGGTGTATGGTCTCATCACATCGAGAATGCTTGGTAAGCCTTCGCTGTAATCATTAATGAACATACTGCCAATTTTCTTCTGCTTTACCTTAACGTGCTTCGCGCAAAACTTATAAAAGTTTACAAACTCACTGAACGGGTTATTAGGAATACCATACACTTGATGGTACATCTGAGAGAATGACTCAGGTGTTGGTGTGCCTGACAATAAAATTACTTTGCTTTTGTATTTCTGAATCACCGACTTCACCAACGACGCACGATTGCTTGGCTTTGGGAAAGCCCCCATTGAATGCGCTTCATCGCACACAATTAAATCCCACTTATATTCGTTGGCTACAAGGTGTAGGCTCTCGTAATTAATAACTTTTAAATTGAACGTACCATTCATTAGATTGTAATCACGTTCAATAGAGTCAATTGCTTTTTTCTTAGTGATAAATAAAACATTCTCGGCACCTACAGCCTTTGCTATTCCTAAACTTGTTAGTGTCTTTCCTGTTCTAACTTCCATTGTAAGATACACGAATCCTTTCGCAGATAAAATCTCTGAGCCCCACTTGATAATATCCTCTTGGTAATCTCGTAGTTTAAATTTATCTGAATCTGTCATATCTTTTTTATAGTAATCACAACTCGCAACAACTCTGTCAATTATTTCTTTTGGTGTATAGTATTTTAATATGTCTTTGTTTTCTTTCTTTGTGAGAATAATTTTTTTTAGTGACTCACAATATTTCCACATCATCTCATCTGAGTATGCGGGTATTCTTTCGAGTATGTCCATTAGATTATTTGTTTGTTACACGTTCCACATCTTACACTTCTACTATATTTTGGTATTGTTGGTTTCTTACAGTCACATATATTTTTTACAACGGGCTTTGGAATAGTTATCTCCGAAAATCTTTCGTCATATATTTTACGCAACTCAATACATTCCTCATACATCTCCTCTTGTTCAAAGTATGCAATCATAATCAATAGCTTTTCTTCCTCTATATCTTCGCTCGGCAAATGAATCACCATATTTAAACCTGAATACAATAAGTCCTCTATTGAAATTTTACCCGTAACTACATTAAATGAATTTAGCATAGCAATGTGAATGTATTGTTCGTCTGTCATCGTATTTTTTTTATTAATAATTTGTTATAGCAAAACTCAAATGTCAAACCCCAAGCAATTGAAAATATAAATATATCATATATGCCTAACATTGGCTTATAAAAAATAATTGCAAATGAAATAAACATTAGCATAAGAGCCTTTGCTAAATGCCATCCGTCCGTAAGGAACGATAGTATCGTGCTTGAAAATAAAAACTTCTCTCCGTTTGCTTTCTCTCCCCACTGCCATTTGTTTCTCCAAGACATATTCCAATCCCAAAATTGACGGTTCTTTGGAATACTAAAAATTGAAATGTAGTATCTCGTTGATAGCACATCCATTACCGCGTTACAAAACGCTGCGAGTATTATAAATATTAAGCTCATAACTTTTCTAATTCTTCTTTAACTTCTGTCCAAAACTCATATGCTCCGCTTGCTGAATCGTAATGGTATTCATATAGCGTATCAATTACCTCATTAACTGCTATTAAAGCACATTCTTTAGCTATATCAATATGTAAACAATCACACTCTGTATGCTCAAAAGCTGATGGTGGATGTTGAAATTTATTAATTAATTCTTTTGCTTTTTCTTTTGGTGTCATAGTTTCTCTATTTCTATAAAAAATAACTCATTAATAACTTCTAACACTTCTACTAATGCATTCTTAGCACCCGCTTGGTATTGGTTGAAATCTGCGTCTAACTCGTTAGCCTTATTTTCAACTATCTCTCGTAATAATTCAACTCCTGTTCTCATAGTCTATTTATTATTGGTCCAAAATTATTTTTAATTTTCTCTTGCTTATCTAATTCACTCCTCAATTTGGATGCCATCTCTTCGTACCATCTTGCCTTGCTCAAATCTCTATCGATGGGTTGGTTGGGCTTATGCCCCAATCTCATACGATACTTGAACGCATTCATCTCGCAATAAGAAATGTATTTTTCTTTGCCCCAAATGTCTATCATCATCTCGTAGACTTCCTTCCCACCAACCTTGTAGTGGGAAGGGTTTATGTAATCGTAATCGTTACTCATTGTTTAAAATATTTTGGTTAACTGAATCTTGTTTCTTTTTAATTATTATCCAACGCCCTTGTTGGTCTCTTCCTTCTTCGGGCATTATTCCTTCTTTAAATATTCCGTAAGCAATTAACCACTTATAGAATCTTGTTCTACTGATTGTCATCTTTGCCTTTGGTCCGTAGTCAGGATACTCATTGATAAAGTCTTGATACAAGTCTTGCTTATACAATCTTCTCTCTGACTCAAGATGTCTGTATGTCTCTTGACCGTCAATCAATCCACACCACTCAATAAAGTCGTGACAAGTTTCTGCTGACAGCTGACGAATCTTTAAGTTCACAAATTTAGATTTAACTAATCCCGTATTTAAAAATCCTTGCAGGCATCCAATCATATAATTGTCAAACTCGCACCAATCATCATCGCTCCAATCGCCAAACATTAACTTACCAAACTCATCAAGCGGAGTGTGTGTCTTATTGTAATGCTGATGCAACTCAATCTCCCACTTCCTTCTTGCAAATGAATTACCTGAGCCCTTGATAGCATAGTTTGTTGTGATAGCTATCTTAGGTGACTTGCTGAATGGAATCTTAATCGCATCTTTGTTCTTCTTCTCAAGCGTTAGTCCCTCAGTTACAACTGAGAATAATCTTTCAAAGTCAAAGTATCTCTTAACGTCATCGAAACATAATATCTGCGTATCGGCTGACACCAACTGATAAGCAAACGACCTCTCGAATGTAAACGACTTCCCATCTATAACGACTAACTTCTTCATACAGCTAAGCGCATTCATAAACAATCCCTTCCCTGTACCACCCTCGGGGTTATCGCTTATAACCTCGTCATTTAAAATTACTGCGGGGCAGAATGATAAATTCTTATGAGCGTGCAGTAGGAATCCTATTGTACTCTGCGTTGAATCTATCCTTGCATCGTCGTTACCACAAATGTTTGATACAAACTTCTTGTAATCGCATCTGTCCGTTACTTCACAAATATTAAAATTCCTATCAATCACGTGGTCTTTCCAAACGTATCCGCC